TGAAAGAGTATTGCAACCTGAATCTTTTCAAGTTAACTTACAATTATGTAAATCTGATTTCAGACAAGATTGGGATGCTATTCAAATGGGATATTCTGCATTCGATGTTTTACCTAAATCATTCGCTGATTTCTTAATTGCACACGCTGCTGAAAAAGTTGCTGCTGGGATGGAAACTTCTATTTGGAGAGGTGTTAACGCAACTGCTGGACAGTTCGCTGGAATCATGACACAATTAACTACTGATGCTTCTTTACCAGCGGCTCAAGAAATTGCGGGTACTACGGTTGACGCTACAAACGTTACTGCACAATTAGGTTCAATAATTGACGCTTTGCCAGCTGCTTTGTACGGTAAAGAAGATTTAACTTTGTATGTTTCAAATAACATTTATAGGGCTTACGTTCGTGCTTTAGGTGGGTTTGCTGCTTCAGGAGTAGGTGCAAACGGATACGACAACAAAGGAAATAACCAAGTATTGAATGACTTGTATTTTGACGGTGTTAAAATATTCTTAGCTAACGGACTTGCTGCAAATACTGCTTTACTTGCTCAAACTTCAAACTTGTACTTTGCGACATCTCTAATGTCGGATATGAATGAGTGCAAAGTTATTGATATGGGAGATATCGACGGTTCGCAAAATGTACGCGTAGTAATGCGATTTACAGCAGATGCGAAATACGGTTTTGCTTCTGACTTAGTTACTTACGGAATCGTTAACTCGGCTAACTAAAAAACATAAACTATAATAAAGGGTGGTGCAATATACACCACCTTTTTTTTTGTTAAACTTTAAAAAATAAATAAAATGAGTTGTGATATAACAAACGGTCGAATAGAACAATGTAAAGATTCGGTTTCAGGATTGAAATCGATTTACTTTATAAACTACGACGACTTAAACCCTGATAGCGTTACGTATGTTTCAGGAACTGACGAAATTAATGACTGGACGCCAATTAATGCTGGTGCTTTACAATTGTATAAATACGAATTGAAAGGTGCTAATAGTTTTGAAACTACAATTAATTCAAGCCGCGATAACGGTACTACGTTTTTTCAACAAACGCTTACTATTCAATTAAAAAGACAAGACGTTACAACGCATAAAAACGTTAAACTTTTGGCTTATGGTAGACCAAGAATTGTAGTTAGAACAATGACTGACCAATTCTTTTTAATGGGACTTACACAAGGAGCTGATGTTACTGCGGGAACTGTGTCGAGTGGTAGTGCCTTGGGTGACTTTAACGGTTATAATTTGACTTTTGAAGCCATGGAGGTAAGCCCAGCCAATTTCCTTGACGTTTCAACTGAAGCACAATTGAAAACTTTGTTTGAAGATGGCGCTGGAGTAGACGCACAAATAGTTACTGCATAATTTCTTTCTTCTATATACTTGCTCAAAAGACACTTACTTCGGTAGGTGTTTTTTGTTTAAGGACAAAATCGACCTTTAATCGTTTATAATATATGATTATTCTAACTACTTCTACAAATGACCAAGACTTTGTGTTTATACCACGAAGTAAAGTTTTTGATTACGTAGCAATTACGGACGATCAAACGAACGTAACAACTGAAATAACGGGTTACACTTACACACAAGGTGAATATTACGATACGTTTGAAGCTGAATTTAATTTAGTAGAAAATCATTTTTACGATTTGGTATTTATTAACGGTGCTACGGTAGTTTATAAAGATAGGATATTTTGTACTAATCAAAGTGTTTCGAGTTTTTCAGTAAACAAAAACCAATATACTGCTAATAGTACCACAAATGAATTTATAGTTTATGAGTAATATACACGTTTTAGAATTAAGTTCTTATACAACGCCCGTAATTCAAGAGTCGAAAAGAGACGCTTGGGTTGAGTTTGGCGAAGATAATAATTACTTTCAGTTTATTATAGATAGGTACGTTAATTCGACAACTAATAGCTCTGTAATTAACAATGTAAGTCGTTTAATTTACGGACGTGGGTTAAGTGCGTTAGATGCAAGTAAAAAGCCTAACGAGTACGCTCAAATGATGGCTTTATTTCATGCTGATTGTATTCGTAAAATAGTACTGGATAGAAAAATGTTCGGACAGTTTGCAATGCAAATACACTATTCACAAGACCACAAAAGAATTTTAAAAGCATATCATATACCCGTGAATTTATTACGCGCGGAAAAGTGCAATAAAGACGGAGAAATAGAAGGTTATTATTATTCAGATAATTGGTTAGACGTTAAGAAATACGCTCCTAAAAGAATACCAGCTTTCGGATATTCAAATGAACAAATAGAGATACTTTATTCTAAGCCGTATGCGGTAGGAATGAAATACTACGCTTTACCTGATTACCAAGGTGGTTTACCTTATGCAAAGTTAGAAGAAGAAATTGCTGATTACCTAATTAACGAAGTTCAAAAAGGCTTCGCTGGACGGGTTGTAATTAACTTTAATAACGGCGTTCCAACTGAAGAACAACAACAAATTATTACGGGAAAAGTAAAAAGCCAATTAACTGGGCCGCGTGGCGAAAAGGTTATTATAGGATTTAATAATAACCAAGAAAGCAAAACAACGGTTGACACAATGCCTGTTAACGATGCTCCAGATTTGTATAATTCATTAAGTGAGGAATGCGTAAAGAAAATTATGTTAGCGCATAACGTTACTTCGCCACTTCTTTTTGGTTTAGGTTCTGCTAATGGTTTTAGTTCAAACGCCGATGAATTAAAAAACGCTTCTATTTTGTTTGACAATATGGTTATTAAACCTATTCAAGACCAAATAATAGATGCCTTTGATAAAATTTTAGCCTTTAACGGTGTTTCTTTAAAATTATTCTTTAAAACATTACAACCTTTAGAGTTTGTTGATTTAGAAAACGCACAAAACGAAGAACAAGTTGCTGAAGAAACAGGAACGGAATTAAGCAAAGTAAACACGGAATTAGAAGAAATATTAAACGAAGTTGATGCCAACCAATTAGGCGAAGGCTGGGTAATGGTAGACGAACGAGAAGCTTCAGAAAATGACGAAGAATTAGATTCGCAATTAATTAAAGCTGAATTAGATTTAGAGCCTAAAACAACGCTTTTAAGCCGCTTAATTAACCTTGTTCAAACTGGCAACCCTCAACCCGATAAAAAGAGCGCACAAGATAAAAAAGTAGGAGATTTAAAATACTTTAAAGTTCGTTATAAATACACGGGAAATAAAGCACCCGACCGTGACTTTTGTAAAGCAATGATGTCAAAAGAAAATAGGTTATTTAGAAAAGAAGATATTGATGCAATGAGTAGAAGGGCGGTTAATCCTGGTTTTGGCGAAGGCGGTGCAAATACGTACGATATATTTCGTTTTAAAGGCGGCGCACGATGTCACCACAAATTTTCAAGGGTAACTTTTATGTTAGATTTAAACGCTATTGAAAAAGGTTATTCTGAAATAGGAACAAGAGCAGCAGAAATTAAAGGATATAAAGTAACGAACCCTTACGAAGTTTCAATATACCCTAATAATTTGCCTTTAAAAGGGTTTAGCCCGCGAAATAAAAATTTACCTTCAGACGTAATATAAAATGGCAGAAGCATTATTAATAACAAGAAACGACGTTGTTAAATTCACTGCAATGAATGGCAACGTAGACACGGACAATTTTATTCAGTACGTCAAAATAGCACAAGACATTCACATACAAAATTACTTGGGTACTGATTTACTTGAAAAATTAAAGTCTGAAATTATTTTAGCGGCTTCAGGAATACCAACTGCAATTACAATAAGCAACCAAGGAACTGGATATACAACGGGAACGGCTATAAATACAACAAGCGCAACGGGAACGGGTTTAAAATTAAATATTACTGCGGCTGGTGGTTTAATTACTGCGGCCACAATTAACACGGCCGGCACGGGTTACACGGTAGGAAGTACGGCAACGGTAACGGGCGGCACAAATGGAGCGGTTACAATAAGTTCAATTTACACAATACCAACTGATTACAATAATCTTTTAGTTAACTATGTAAAACAAATGCTTATACACTGGGCAATGGTTGAATATTTACCCTTTGCGGCTTATACAATAGCGAATAAAGGGGTGTATAAACACAATTCGGAAAATGCTACTAACGTTGAAAAGGTAGAAATTGATTTCTTAATAGAAAAAGAACGTTCAATAGCGCAGCATTACACTGAAAGATTTATTGATTATATAGCATTTAATAACGATTTATTTCCTGAATATAATAGTAATTCAAACGGGGATATGTACCCCGATACAAATAACAATTACACTGGCTGGTATTTATGAAGAACTACAAACCAAAAGACGAAAACATAAAGAAATTATTAACCTATTTAAGTAAGCAAAATGGCAAACGTAAAGATAAGTCAATTAACGGCAAAGGGAAGTAATATAGTTGCTACCGATCGTTTTGCAATTGCACAAGACGATGGAGGTGGTACGTTTTCAAGTAAGTACGTAACGGGCGCTCAAGTATTCAATAAAACAATGGTTACTTATTCGGCTGTGTTAAACAACTTGGTTTTATCGGATGCTAATAAAATTATAAAAACAGACCGAGGTACGGCTAATGATTTACGTATTCCATTAAATTCAAGCCATGCGTTTCCGATAGGTACGGAAATGATTATATTTCAACATGGTGCGGGACAAACAACTATTGCTGGAACTGCTGGAGTTACATTACATTCAACAGGCGGTAAAACTAAAACAACGGGACAATATTCGGTTGCAACGTTAATAAAGGTAGGTACTGATGAATGGGTTTTATTTGGAGATATAACAACTTAGAAAAATGGCAAATGCAAATGGATGGGGCGACGGTGCTTCAAATAATAATATAGGATGGGGAAAAGGTGCTGATAATGCCATAGGCTGGGGTTCGGTTTATTCCGTTTCTGAAGCTGGTGCAACTGATATTATAGGAACTCCAGCGGTTGACCCAGACGCACAAGCATTCATTACAGCGGCTGCAATAACAAACCCAACACAACAAGCAGCAATCAATACTTTGGTAGTTGATTTGAAAGGTTATTCAATATGGACTAAGTTCAAAGCAATTTATCCTATTGTAGGAGGCACAGCATCACAGCACAAATTCAATCTTAAAGACCCAAGAGATTTGGACGTGGCATTTAGGTTGAATTTTGCAACTGGGTGGACACATTCAGCTACTGGAATGACACCTTTATTTACATTTGCGAATACTTTTTTAATACCAAATTCTGTTTTGTCTTTAAATTCAACTCATATATCAGGGTATGTTAGGAATAACTTAAGTGTTACCGCACCAATTTTATCCGCTGAAGATGCTACTACATATAATAATGGGTTGTATATTTGGCCACGATGGTCTGGTGGTTATTCAGTAAGAACAAATGACAACACTTCTCAAGCGGGAGCAAGTACAGATTCAAGAGGTTTTCATATAACTTCAAGAACAGCATCTAACTCAAAAAAATATTACAAAAACAACGCTACAATTTTTTCATTAACAACAGCATCTACGGCTTTAAATGTTAGTAGCATATATATTGGAAGTTCAAGAAACAATACAAATTATAGTTTATTTGAAACAGCCTTCGCTTCAATAGGTGACGGCTTAACAGATACAGATGCGGCTAACTTTTACACAGCAGTTCAAGCATATCAAACAACTTTAGGAAGACAAGTATAATGGAAGGACGAATAGTAACAAACCAAACAGCAGAAGAACTACAAGGAGTATTCTTTGACGCAGATACATTCTTTAATTTTGTTCAAGATATTAATGATGTATATTTTTTATTTTTAAGTGAATCAGATGAGTTAGATATAGCTCCAACTCAATACGCTTATTTATTAGATATACCATTGAGTCCATTTGAACCAAAACCTACACCACCACCTTTTGAAAATTAATTATGAAAATGATACCTATAACACAATTTATTGAAGTGATAAAAAAACAAGGCGCTATTGGAGTTTTAGCGTTATGGCTTGCGTACACGCATTTTGAAGTACAAGACGTAAAAGACCGTTTATACAACTGTTTAGATAAAAACGAATATTACAATAGAAAACCTATTGAAGAAAAACAACCGACTTTACCAAGTGTAAAAAGTGATACGGTTGCCGTACTTGAAAATAAAAACCGTAAATTAGCGAAAAAATAATTTATGACAAACGTAAAGAATTACACGGATAAACAACTTTTAGACAAGGCAAAGAGTTTACCTACGTTTAAAAGTATTCCAGCTGGTATATGGCTTTTATTTGTACGTTCAAACGAAGATGCTAATAATGTTTTTGACGATAAAGTGTATATCTTTAAAAGCGAAGCCTTTCAGTTTGTTACTTCATGCACAACAAACAAAGGAAACAAGGGAACGGCTGTAATGGAGTTTGATCG